GCCATGCGTCAAATGCCATATTAACAGCATACATTGGAGTTGCTTGAATTGCACTTGAACCATTACCATTAACGGTACCAGCATCACACATGAATGGTGCAACTACAGTTGCAAAATATAACTGGCCAATTGAATCAGTAGTACTCCACGTAGCTGACGCTAAATAACTTTCTTTACTACAAAATGTAGAAATACTCAATTCGTCAGTACCATCCATGCCAGTTAAGCGAGTATCCACACTAAGTTCTGCCTTGGGATCTAGAGTGAATTTAGAACCTGGCTCACGAATATGTGCGGATGCTAAATCATGAAATGGTACCATTTTAAACGGCATTACATCATTAATTACTGGAGGATTAGACCACCCAAACAATTTTGCAATATTAGCAACAGCTGAAGACCCTATACTAGTCGCTTTAGCATATTTACCAATCACAGGAATATTATCGAAATAATGTGAAAACTTCGCTAAATTAGTAGCTGGAGCACTAATCAAACCCACTTCCATTTCTCCACTTTGTAATGCTCCACCTACAGTTAAACCATTTAAAGTGGCATCTTCCATCCAAGCATAAATTTGAATTGTCACTCCATTAGCAGTTGCCCCATTAGCACTCAATAGTGGGGCAAATATAGAAAAATCTAAACGACCTAATTTAGCTACTTCAGCAGCAGAAGTAATATTAACATAATTCTCAGTAAAAATGTACGGTAACAACATTTCCCCTCCAGTCGAATTTTGCGGATAAATGGAGATATGTGGACGCTGTGAAAATGGAATACGTGCTGAACCACAACCTGTAAATGTAGATGCTATAGCATATGATTGTACAAATGAACGCATTGGAGTATAGTTCATTTTAATACATCCATAATAAAAAGGAGACGCGTTAACCATTACCTTCACACGCAAATTTCCTCGCAAAAACGCGAAATTTTGAATCTTATTTTTAACTGAAGTAGTATTTAAAAATAGCGTCCAAGGATCTACCAATAATGGACCAATACTAGATACTTCCGTCCAATATAAAGTGTAAATTTGCACTGGACGTTTAAGAAAATCTCCTAAAGGGGCATCATTCATATCAGCAGCACCATTGGTTACATTATCAACTAGAGAGAATTCAACCGACTCTCCTAAATTCGCATCAACAAAAGTTACATTCTGTTGTTGTGAAATAATTTCGGGACCACTCAGGCCTATAGACATTGATTTAACTGCAATGTCACAGTTTTCTTGATTAATTTCAGTAATACATTTAATCACCCGACCATTGGTATCATTATTGGAGGGGAGGTTCTGACTTGTGTCTTCTTCAAGACATTGTAATTCGCATTTGAGACAATTAAAGTCATCTAAATTGTCCAAGGATCGAGGATACAACGGGTTCTTTGGCTTTGGCGACGTGATTCCTACGCCGACTATTGTCTCGAAACTTTCATTCGAGCCTTGAAATGAATTCCTCCACACACAATTGTGAGAAGTACAGGTCCACTTCAATATTACACCTGTTTTTTCACCTGTTAATAGTTCTCCACAACGTTCACAAGTATCATTTACCCAACAATGAATACAATCAAGATCATTATCATCAAAACGACAATGTCCGCACAACCTGCATAAACGTCTATCTTCATCATCGCCAGCGTACTTACAATGCACACGGTGGCAATAAACACATTCATCTTTACATTGTACTACGCCATCTATTTTACTATGATATCGCTGTACCAAGTATTCATAATCATGGAGAGGTAAAGTCTCAAAATAAGGCGTTAGATCTAGCTCAACAATATATTGCTCTAATCTAAATGCCCACTCGTTAAATTTCTCTTTACCATGTAAAAAGAAACATTCATGAGCTTCTCTTATTTTCTCGACTAAATGTTGTCGTTCACTCAATGCAGCTCTAGTTCTTCTTAAATGTAAATTTTTAAGAATAGAACTAACATTAAGTGGACCAACTATTTTTCCTATATCACTATCAAATACAAAATTACGTTGTAAGAATGTAACTTGTGATTGTGGAATATAAGGTATTGATTCTGCTCCTTTCTCTGCCATTGTATACACAATACCAATAGAAGCTAATGCTGAACTCAAAGTAGTGTGATTAAACCAAGGAGCATCCAAAATCACCATTACATTA